GATCATCATGCACCCGCGTCGCTGGGCCTACATCTCGGGCTCGCTCGACTCGAGCAACCGTCCGCTGGCCGGCGTCGAAGGCTCAACCGCCACGAACGTGGTGAGCCTCGGCAACCCGGGCGCCTACGGTCAGGCTGCAGGCACGATCGCCGGAATTCCGGTCGTCGTCGACGCAGGCATCCCGACCAACCTCGGAGCCGGCACGAACGAAGACAACATCATCGTCGCTTGCCGCGAGGATCTGCTGTTGTGGGAAGGCGCAGGCCAGCCGCTGATGGTGCGTTACGACAGCGTCGGCTCTGGCACGTTGACCGTCCGTATGGTGGTCTTCGGCTACTCGGCGTTCACCGCTGGCCGTTACCCGGCCGGTATCTGCAAGATCCAGGGAACGCTGCTCAGCGCGACCCTCTGATCCCCCTAAGCCTGGGCCGGCCTCGTCCCCTCTTCGGGGCCGGCTCAGGACAGGATCGACCATGACCACAGAAAAGCAAATCGCCGCTCTGATCCAGGCAGGGGCCGATCCCGTCCTGATCTCCAAACTCCGCACCTTCCCGCCGGCCGTCGTCGCGCCGATCGTGCAAGCAGCCGAGGAGATCGTCGAAGAGGTCAAGGAGAAGCGCGGTAAGCGCAAGTCGAAGGAGGGCTGACCATGCCGTACACAACTCGAGCACTCGTTAAGGCGAGTCTCGGCATCCCTACGGCAGTCACCACCGAAGACACGCAGATCGACGCCGCGATCTCAGCGGCAGACGCGCTAATCGATCAATACTGCGGCCGCACCTTTGCGACCTCGAGCACGAACCGCGTCTACCAGCCGACTTCAGCATTCCTCGTCTGGACTGACGATCTGGCCTCGGCCACAGTCACCGTTCAGACAGACGACGACGATGACGGAATCTACGAAACCACGCTAGTCGCCAACACCGATTACATCGTCTACGGCAACTCCGCGCCCTACCGGCTCATCAAGAACGTAAACGGCGGCTGGCCCCTGTCCTACTACGGTCGGCCGACCGTCAAGGTCACCGGCACATTCGGCTACGCCACGTCCGTCCCCGACTCCGTCGAGCAGGCCGCTCTTCTGCTCTCAGCTCGCATCTACCAGCGGAAAGCATCACCGCTCGGCTTCCAGGCCGGCGTCGTTTCGGAACTCGGCCCAGTACGGATCTCGAGGAACGATCCGGACGTCGCAGCTCTGCTCTCAGGTCTACGGCTCTTCGGAGTCGCGTAATGCCGCTCGCCACGACCTACAGCCAGGTCAAAGACGCTCTCGCTACCAGGATCGACGCTTCGACGACTCTGAGCGTCGTTTACAGCGAACCCCAAGACCGAATCATCACACCATCTGCGCAGATCCTGCCCGGTAACCCGATCGCCGAATACCACCAGACAATGGGAAACGGACTCAACCTGTTCCGCTTCACCGTTCTCGTCTGTGTGCAACGATTCGAGACCGTCAGCGCGCTTGATCGCCTCGACACCTACATCTTCGGATCGGAAAGCATCGCAGCTCTCGTCGAGGCCGACGAAACACTCGGAGGATCAGTCCAGACTTCCGTCGTGACCAGGTGTAGTAACCTGGGCATGGTTCAGAGCGGCGAAGACGCCTATCTGGGTGCAGAATTCGACGTCGAGGTTTATGTCTAATGCCGATCCAAGCCAATAACACGACCGTCCTCTACGACCAGTTCGCGCTCGCCGCCTACCTCCGATCGGCATCGCCCAGCACGACCGTCGCGATGCTCGACGCCACCACGCTCGCAGACACAAGCCTCCAATACCTGCCAGGGCTGAAGACCACCACGTTCAGCGTCACCGGCCTCTTCGACTCGGCCACAGGAGCAGGAACCCTGCTCGACGACATCACCAGCCGCCTCGGCTCCGACACAGCTGTCGCCGCGACGATCTGCCCGGCCGGCTTCGCCGCCGCCAACCCCGCGTGGCTGCTGCCCGCGCTGACCGTCGACTACCAGGTGTCCTCGAGCGTCGCCGACCTCGTCCCATTCACGCTCAACCTGGGCGCAGGCGCACCAGCCGGCCTCGGAATCTGCCTCACCGATCTCTCGGCCCGCACAGCAACTGGCAACGGCGCAAGCCAAGACAATTCGGCGTCGAGCGCGAACGGCGGCGTCGCGCATCTCCACATCACCGACGTATCCGGTACGACTCCGTCGATGACTGTCCTCGTCCAGCACTCGACCAATAACTCCACCTGGACGACGCTGGGAACCTTCTCAGCCGCCACAACCGTCGGATCTCAGACTCTCCAAGTCACCGGCACAGTCAACCGTTACATCCGCGCATCCTTTACGATCAGCGGAACTAACCCATCGTTCACCACTCTCGTCGCCTTCTCAAGGTTCTAAGGAGTCACAATGCCCGTCCTCGGTAAGAACTCAACCTTTAAGCTCGACAACGCCGCAGGCTCACTTCAGAACCTGTCGAGCTTCATCACCGACATTTCCGGCATCAACAACACGACCGCGATGATCGACACGACCACCCTCGGCGACTCGTCGATCGAATTTACGCCCGGCCTCCGCAACGGCGACACCATCACGATCACCGGCAACTACGACGCGACGCCGAACACGCACTTCACCGCGCTTCTCGGCCAGTCCACGACCTCAACGTTCGAGTATTCCCCGGCCGGCGACACCGCAGGTCTGCCGAAGGTGTCCGGCGAATGCTGGATTACCTCGTACCAGCCGAGCTCGGCCGTCGCCGACGTCGTCAAGTTCACCGCGACCCTGCAGATCTCCGGCGCGGTCACCTGGGGAACAAACTGACCTAACCAACAGAAAGAGGGAAAATGATCGGTCTACAGATCGACCTTGAGCTCGCCGACGGCTCGAAACACCTGCTCGACATCACTTGGGGCGTCGCCTACCGCTGGCAACAGTCCCACCCGAACACCACGATCATCAAGGCATTCGAGGAAAACCGCGTCGACGAAATGCTCGATGTCGCCTGGGAAGCAGCCAAGACGCACGGCCTCAACCCGAAACCCATGCACCAATGGGTCGACGAAATCCGCGAGGTTAAATTCGTCAGCCCAAAAGCCCCGACGACCTGACGACAACGATCGCAGCTCTCGCACTTCGCACAGGAATCTCACCTCGCGAGCTGCTCGAAACTCCGTCAGCGTTTGTCCTCGAGATGGTAAGACTCGTCAACGAGTCCGAACTGTAAAGGCGTACCATCTACCCTATGTCCGTCAGCACGAAACTCGTCGGCGCAGTCGAACTGAACCAGAAGCTCGATCGCTACAAATTTCTCGTCGACGGACGCGGCCTACGCTGGATCACCACCGAAACAGCCGTTCAGGCAAAGAAAGTTCTTCTCGACGAATCGAAACGGGACATCGGTTCGGACGGCAAGATGTCTGGCTGGCGCAGACCACCTCGAAAAGGTGTGCGTATCCGCGCAGGATTCGAGCTTCGATCCGATTCGACCGCCGAATTCATCCCAAAGCCGAACGGCGTCTGGAAGGTGCTCGAAGTTGGCCGCGACCCTGGCATCTCTCGCGTAAAGCGGAACCGGCCGGCGCGTCGGTACGGCCGCGCACCTGGGAAGCGCACTTGGTCTCGAGCATGGGACAAGATCACACCAGACGTCCCGAAATGGGTCGGCAAAGCCAACTCTGAACTACTCCGAAACTCCTGGAAATAACTCATGGCGTCATTCGCAGACAAAGTCAAAGTCCTCATCGACGTCGATTCGACCGGCGCAGTCAAAGGCGTCGCCGACTTTAAGCGGGCCTTCGGAGAAGCCGAAGGATCAGCCGACAAGCTGAAGGTCGTCGGATCAGCCGCATTCCAACAGATCAAAGCAAACGCAACCGAATTCGCCGCTGTCGCAGCTGTCGCGATCGGCAAATTCGCCCTCGACGCGACCGTCGACTTTCAGAACCTCGCTCTCGCAGCAGGAAAGTTCTCAGACGCAACCGGCCTAACACTCGACGAAGCCAGCCGCATCCTCGAGGTATCAGGCGACCTCGACATCGCTGCCACAGTCGTCGAGAAGGCGATTATCCGAATGAACATCCAGGCCGGCACGGCCGAAGAGAAGTTCGGGAAGTTCGGAATCGAGCTACAGAAACACAAAGACGGCACATATGACCCGACAGGAACATTCCTAAACGTCATTGACCGGCTGAAAGAGATCCGTGACCCAGCCGAAAAGGCCCGCGTCGGAACGGAACTGCTTGGCAAAGGCTGGAAAGAACTCACCGAACTCATCACCCTCGGCGGCCCCGGTCTCGCTCGAGCACTCTCACAGGTGTCCGACGCGAAGATCGTCGATCAAGAAGACCTCGAAGCGGCCCGTGAACTGCGTGATGCGCTCGACACGCTAAAAGACCGGTTTAGCGACGTCGCAAACAACATTGGATCGTTCCTGCTACCCAAATTGGCGGCAGTAGTC